ATAATAATTAACGGTTAGTAGAATTAAAGTAGGTAATGTTATGTTTGAATATTTTTATCACGAAATCTTAAGAAAAACAATTATTACTTTCGGTACTCTGTTTAACAATATCGAAATTAAGCATACTAATTCTTCTGATTCTACTACAGAGATTATTAAAGTTCCATTGGCATATGGGCCAACTCAAAAATTTCTAGCAAGATTGGAACAATCTCCCAATCTAAGCAAGGGAACTCAAATTTCTTTACCTAGGATGTCATTTGAGTTTATTGGACTCCAATATGACTCCTCTAGAAAAGTAACAACAACTCAAACATTCATAACTACTAACCCAGACGACAAGACAGAAGTCAAAAAAGTATACATGCCTGTTCCATATAACATGGCATTTGAACTTACAATCTATACAAAATTAAATGATGACATGCTCCAAATCGTTGAGCAAATTTTGCCGTATTTTCAACCTGTCTTTAATTTAAGTGTTGACTTAGTAGAAACAATAGGAGAGAAAAGAGACATTCCTGTTGTAATTGAAAATATTTCAATGCAAGATGATTATGAGGGTGATTTTACAACTAGAAGATCTCTCTACTATACAATCAGATTTACAGCAAAAACATATCTTTTTGGACCCGTTGCATCTGGTGCATCCAAAGATCTTATCAAAAAGGTTCAAATTGGTTATATCGCTGGAGACACTACAAATACTCCAACAAGAGATATTACATACTCTGTTGTTCCTAAAGCAATCAAAAATTACACGGGAGATGCAGTCACAACATTATCTCAAGATATTGGCACCACGTCCAAATATATTGAAGTTGCAGATACCTCAGGAATTGCGGATGCTAGTTATCTCACCATAGATAATGAGCAAGTTTACGTCCTTGAAATCATATCAGGAACAAAACTTAAAGTTGAAAGAGGAAAGGATGGAACTCCCAAAGAATCTCATGTTTCCGGAACTGATATTCATTTAATCAACGATGCAGATGATGCATTAATAGAAATAGGAGATGATTTTGGATTTGACGGAAGTACCTTTTGATAAGTTATGAAAATGACAAAAAAGTTTGACGAATTAAACGATACCTTTAACGTTGATGGAGAAATTGTATCAACGGAGATTGAAAAACAATCTGAAGTTGAGGTACAAAAACCACAAAATAATGATATTCAAAAAGATTACGAATATACGAGAGGAAATCTCTACTCCTTGATAGAAAAGGGACAAGAAGCAATTAATGGAATTCTTGAACTTGCACAAGAAAGTGAAATGCCAAGAGCATATGAAGTTGCTGGACAATTAATTAAAAACGTTGCAGATGCAACTGATAAATTGATGGAACTTCAAAAGAAACTTAAAGATGTAGAAGAAGAAAAACAAACAAAGGGGCCTTCTACTGTAAATAATGCTTTATTTGTAGGGTCAACAGCAGACTTGGCAAAGTTATTAAAATCAAAAGACTTTGGTACGGATAAATAATTAAAAAAAGTCATGGCGGCTACACCAGTTATTAATATTACCATTCCTCAGGGAGCAACTTTTTCAGAAACTTTTACATCAACAGAATCTGACGGTTCTAATACAAATTTGACTGGATATACAGGAACTGCTGTGATGAAAAAGTGGTATGGTTCCACATCATCAACTACATTTTCGGTAACTATCACAGCAGGAACTGGAGAAGTTGCTATTGGATTGACAGCAGGGCAAACTATTGGGTTAGATCCAGGAAGATATTATTATGATGTAAGACTTGAATCGTCTTCTGGAGCAGTTTCTAGATTAGTTGAAGGAATGGCACTACTTCAAGCAGGAATTACTACGAGTTAAACCATGCCTAGAAAAGTTGTTTCGCAATCAAGTTCAACTAGTATAGTTAAAAAGAAAACAATTCAAGAACAAAAAGTCACTCTTTCTAGAGTTGCAACGGATTTGCAATACATGGGAGATGTAAATTTTGGAGAACTTGACGAAACAAAGGATGGATTAATAGTTTCTTATGACTCCGATACAAACAAATTTGTCTTAATAACTGCAGATGAAGTTTTAACTGATGCAGCATCAGATAACGATTTGCCAGATGCATTTATTAATGCTGTAGAAGAAGAAATTAACTTAGGAAATGTTACCCTAGAATCTTTGGATGGTGGAGGATTTTAATGGCACAACAATTTACAACACAATTAAGAAATTTGGGCGATGTTAATTTTGGTGTTTTAAATGCAAGTAAAGATTCATATGTAATTCAATATAATGATTCTCAAAAAAAATTTAATTTAGTATCCACAGATGCTGCAATGAGTGGAATACAAACTGTTAGTATTTCATCTGGAGATGTTATTGAAAATGAGATAGATGTCAATAACATCAATCTTTTTGGATTTGATGGTGGTAGTTTTTGATAAATAACTTATATAAAACTAATTAGTCAAGGGGATAGTATGGCATCGCCAGTAATTCAGTTTAAAAGGGGCATATTATCTAATCTCCCCGGATTGAGAGCAGGTGAACCAGGTTTTACTACCGATAGTTATGATTTATATGTAGGTATTGATTCTACAACTACCAATAATCAATTTGTTGGTTCTGGTAGATTTTGGAGTGTTGGAAGTGCTACCACCGCAAGTGGTGTAAAACTTGTAGAAGCAACAGATAATGGTACAAGTGCAGTAACATTAAAAGCGCCCGATAGTCTTTCTGGCGACGTTACGTTTACAGTACCAGGTTCTGATGGAACTGCTGGACAGTTTGTTAAAACAGACGGCTCTGGAAATCTTTCGTTTGGTACTGTTACTTCATCATTTACTCTTGCTGCAGACAGCGGAAGTAATGATACATTTAACACTGGAGAAACTTTAACAATTTCTGGAACTGCTAATGAAGTTAATACCGCAGTTTCAGATAATACAATCACAATTGGACTCCCAGATAACGTAACTATTGCTGGCGACTTAACAGTTTCTGGTAATGATATCAAAGATAGTGGTGGTTCTGCTGCAATTACTTTTGATGGTTCCACAAATACCACAGTAAACGGAGATCTTACTGTTACTGGAACTAGCACGCTTAATGGTGATGTAGCACTTGGGAATGCAGGTGGAGATACAATTACCGTTGTTGGCGTTGCAACATTTACAACATCTAATGTTTATATTGACAATGAACTTTTTGTTGGTGGCATTCAGATTGTTGGCACAGAATCTGCAACTCAACTTGGAGATGATATCTCAACCAGAAATCTATCAGTATCTGGAATTACAACATTCACTGGAGCAATTGATGCTAATGGTGGCGCAGATATATCTGGAGGAGAAACAACCCTTTCTTCAGCAACAGTTTCCGATTTAACTTCAGGTAGAGTTGTTCTCGCAGGAACCTCTGGTGCTCTTGAAGATAGTGGTAATTTAACTTTTGATGGTTCTACTTTAACTGTAGTTGGTTATGCAGACTTAGATGAAGTAAATGTTTCTTCTGCTGCAACTATTGCAACAGCAGTAGTTACCAATGCAACTATAACCAACACAACATTTGGTTCTGGAACTGCTATTACTAGTATTGATACAGACCTTAGTTCAGTATCTGCATCGGATGATACTCTTGCATCAGCAAAGGCAATTAAATCATATGTTGATTCTCAAGTAACTGCACAAGATCTTGATTTTGCAGGCGATTCTGGAACTGGCGCAGTAGATCTAGACTCACAAACTTTCACAATTGCAGGTACTGCAAACGAAGTCAATACATCGGCATCAGGACAAACAATTACGATTGGTCTTCCCGATAACGTAACAATTGCTGGAGACTTAACAGTTTCTGGCAACGATATTAAAGACAGTGGCGGAAATGCCGCTCTCACTTTTGATGGTTCCCAAAATGTAACTGCAAATTCAAACTTAACAGTTTCTGGCAACCTTTATGTTAATGGATCAACAACTCAAGTAAATACATCCTCAATGACAGTTGAGGATAGAACTATTGAACTTGGTTTAGTTGATGGTTCTGCCCCATCATCTGCAACAACCTGGGACTTAGGTGTTCTTTTCAACTACAATTCAAGTGGTGCTAAGAAAGCAGCAGTTGCATGGGAAGGTGCAAGCGGTAGATTTGTATTCGGTTCTCAAGTTTCTGATGGTGGCGGAACCGATAATGATTCTCCACAGTTAACATTTAGTTCATACGCTGCTGTTGAAATTGGTTCTCTGTGGGTTAATGATTGTGCAGGACAATCTCAAGTAATCAATTGTGCTTCAGGAGAAAGAACTCTTGAGAACATCACAGTTGATGCTGGAACTTTCTGATAATTAACTAAATAGGGGGAGAATATCTCCCCCTATTATGACTGACGAAGATTTGAAATCGGTTTTATCAACATATCAACAAAAAGCATTTGAACTTTTTAATCAAAATATTGTATTTGAGACTCAGATTAATACATTAAATAAAAAAATTCAATTACTTGAGAAAGAGAATGATTCTTTGAAATCAAAACAAAAAAGAACTAATTCAAAATCTCAGTCTGAAGATTTTTCATAAATATTAAAAGCAAATATATATTTGCTTAATTAAGGTATATACCAATCATGGGGATTTGAATGGCGGATCCGAAAATTAGGTTAAAAAGGTCTGCTGTAGAAGGCAAAAGGCCTACATTAGAACAGTTACCATTAGGAGAACTAGCTCTTAACACATATGATGCCGAACTTCTCATTAGAAGAGAGAGAAGTGGCATTGGAACGGATGTTGTTAGAGTTGGTGCTGGTGCTACAGTAACAAATATTTTATACGTCACCTCAGATGGTGATGATACAAATACTGGAAAGAAATTAGGAGATGCTAAAGCAACTATTGCAAGTGCGGTTGCCATCTCAACAACAGGAACAGTAATTAGAGTTTCTGCTGGAACATATACAGAAAATAATCCTATTAAACTGCCACCAGAAGTTAGTATTATTGGAGACAGTTTGAGGGAAGTTACTGTATCTCCTTTAAATTCTGATGAGGATTTATTCCATGTGTCTCCGGGGGTTTATGTAACAGAACTTTCCTTTTCTGGAACTCTTGATGTTGGAAAGGCAGTAGTTGCTTTTGATCCAGACACAATTAGAAATAGTGCAACGTCTCCATATATTAGAAACTGTACCAATTTTATTGAAAATAGCATTGGCATGAAGATTGATGGTAATCATGTTCTTGGCGATACCAAGAGTATGGTTACCGACTCATATACTCAATACAATAAGAATGGTATTGGAGTATCAATCACAAATGAAGGATATGCTCAGTTGGTTTCGCTGTTTACAATTTGTACTGATACTGCAATTTATTGTGGTTCTGGAGGAGCATGTGATTTAACAAACTCAAACTCTTCTTTTGGAAATTATGGTTTGATTGCAGATGGAGTTAGTGGAGAAAAAATATCGGGAATTGTGACTGTAGCAGCTGATGCAGGCAGTTCGGAATTTGTAATTGCCGGATGCGGAACAGATCGTCCATATGACGGACAAGTTATTATTTTCGACAATTTATACTATGAAGTTAGTAAGATTGTAGTTAGTTCTGGTGGAACTGGATATACATCACCACCAACAATTACTATTGATGAACCGTCCGAATCTTGGGGGGTTCCTGCAACCGCAGTTGCCAGTATTTCTGATGGTTCTGTTACAACAATTGATATTGTTTCAAATGGGAGAGGTTATTCAACATCAACGCCAAGTATCACAGTCAGTTCTCCCAATGTTGGAGTCAATACTGCTACGGTTTCTCTTGAAACGATTCCGAAATATTATGTAATTCAAAGTGCAACAAAACCAAATGCTGGAATATCCACGATAACTATTACAGAAAATCTGCCATATGCTGTTGGGGTAGGAATAACTGCTCCAATATATAAACAAAGTAGA